AGGCTCATCTTGCTTAATGATGACATCATCAACCATCATTGGAACCCCTTGTTTCGGTACAGGCACAACCATTCTCACAAACTCATCAGCATATGTTAGGAATCTAGAGGGTGGATTCCCACGCCCGCGAGGGTTGGATTTGCTGATAAGTTGTGCAGAGAGTTTCTGGGGCAAGTCAATCCTTTTCTGTATACAAATCTGCTCGTTATTGTGGCTCTCAACTGGGAAAACGGCCTCTTCACTCAGTGGAGAGGAAGCATATCGGCGGGCATACCGCTTGCCGTCTTCAACCTTGTTATCTCCCAGACACAGGTAATGTTTAGCAAAGTCACCTGGTTGATGCACTGTATACGTAGGTTGTGTTTGGCTCGTCTCACTGAAGAAGTCAGCCACGACAGCCGCTTGATTGTCATCAAGCTGTTTGCCCACATATCGCTGTACATCAGACAAATTCTTAGTCTGAGATTGTTGGAATCGCACTGAAGTCCCGATAAAAGTTCCTTCGGGTAAACGCGCAGAAAATGGCTCGGATTCGCGTCCCACTGATATTACTGTTCCTGAATCAGTGATTGAACGCAACATATTAAAATTACGAGTACGACCGCGCACTCGAAACTGAGCACGTGTCAACTGGTCACAAAGTCCATCAACTATGAAACTAGGGCCGCTAGCAAACGGTACTAATGCTACTATCCGTCGAGTTGGCGATATTTGAAACTGATCAATTGAAAACATCACCACCTCTAGCGCGTCCCACAGTCGTAGTAATCGTCCTGTTATGTCAACCATCCACCAAAACCAGTCTTGTTGAGTTATTGGGACCCAAGATGAATCACTATTATAATCCCACAAATAGTGACAATACTTGCCTCCTCCTGAGATTTGGGTTTCAACAACATTATCTGTTATCTGGTAAAATCCATTGTCAACTGCGCCACCAACTCGGTCAGGCACAAACGTGTACATCAAAACAGGCCGTCTGAACTGCATCCACTCTGACCAATCAACATAATAATCGATGTCTGTCATAATCAAGCAGTGGTATAACTTAACACTATCGTCTCTCACATGCTGATTAAAATCATTCAATTGGTAGTAGAATCTCTGTCCATCCACATCTGTCTCTC